ACCAAAGCGAACAGGTGCGTATTCAAAAAGCTGGACTTCCAAAAAAACAAAGGAAAACAGCCATTCTCTTGAAATGACTGTGCATTCTAAAAACAGGTATCAGCTGGCACATTTGCTGGAAAAGGGGCATGCCAAGCGTGGCGGAGGTCGGGTATCCGGCAAACCGCACATTGCTCCTGCGGAAGAAAACGGTGTACAGTTGCTGGAGCATTTAATCGAGGGGGCGTTGTCATGACCTACGAACAGATCGCTGAAATGATGGAGGAAATGGGATTGCCTTTCGCCTATCATCATTTTGCCGAGGGCGAAAGCCCTGCACCGCCTTTTCTGTTGTTTTTATCTCCTGGAGAAAATACATTTTCAGCGGATAATCAAATGTATTTCAGTTTTAAGAAACTGGATATTGAACTTTATACAGATATTAAGAATCCTGAACTTGAAAAACAGATAGAACAGGTTCTGAAACGTCATAAAATCTATTACACAAAATCAGAAGTATGGATAGAGTCGGAAAAGCTCTATGAAGTGCTTTACGAAACGGAGGTATAACCAATGGCGAACAAGAAAAACAAGGTTAAATTCGGTTTGCAGAACGTCTACTGGGCAAAAATCAATGAGTGGGGCGAAGATCCTGACGGCAACAAGACCGTTCCTGCATATGGTCCGTCAAAACATCTCCCCGGTGCTGTATCGCTCTCTATTGATGCAAACGGCGAGGCAGAGAACTTTTTTGCGGATAACGGCGTTTATTATGTCATCAACAATAACGCAGGATATACAGGTGACCTTGAAATCGCCCTTATCACAACCGAATTTGCAACTGAAATCTTAGGAGAAATCCTTGATAATAATGGTGTTCTGGTGGAAAAGAATGATACAGAACTTGCACAGTTTGCATTGATGTTTGAATTTCTGGGTGACAAGCACCATATCCGACACGTGATGTATTGCTGTTCCGCTTCTCGACCTGCAACAGAATCTGCAACCACTGAGGAAAGCACAGAAGTCAAGACCGAAAAGCTGTCGCTGAAAGCTACTCCTTTGCCGACAGGTCTTGTGAAATCCAAGACTACTGAAAGCACCACAGATGCGGTGTATAATAACTGGTTCAAGATGCCGTATAACCCTGATACGACAGTTAAGTCTTCTGCCAAGTCATCTTAAGGAGGTATTACTATGGCTATTCAGAAAAATATTACGATTGATGGGATTGAAGTGCCGTTCAAGGCAAGTGCTGCTGTGCCACGTCTTTATCGTCTGAAATTCCGCAGAGATATTTATAAGGATTTTGCTGCACTGAAAACTGAAGTCACTGATGGTGATGAAAACAAAAGCGAAATCGGTATTGAAAGCCTTGAAGTTTTTGAAAATATCGCTTACATCATGGCAAAACATGCTGATTCCAATATTCCTGACAACCCTGATGATTTCCTGGAACAATTCAACACATTCAGCATTTATGAGATTCTTCCTCAGCTTATCGAACTCTGGGGACTGAACACCGCAACGCAGGTAGAGTCTAAAAAAAACATCGCCAGACTGACCGCCCGATGACAACTCCGCTTTTTCTCCTGAGATGCAAACAACTCGGTCTTTCTATGACCGAGCTGGATTTGCTGACGATTGGACTTATCAATGATATGTTCACGGAACGTGAGAACGATGATTTTGACGGCTGGCACGAGGTGGCTGGACAGGCGGACTTTGATGCGTTCTAATCAATCATATTTAAGGTCTTCATAATCAGAGTATTCCAGATCAAAAGAAAGATTCTTGTCTTGCCATATTACACGCAATATTCTTTCTCCTTCATCAAAAAAATGATTTGTAGAAATACTTGTATGCATTATTGAAGCGATGGGTAATGAAGAATTTAATATAAATGATTCTATAGCCTGATTAGCTTCCATTATTTCGCCTATGGGAGCATTCATTATTTCATTGTCTGTGTACCAATTGGAGTATTTATCGTGAATACCATCTAA